TATGATGAAGCGTATAAAATAAACGACAAGATCACGAATTCCATCGTGGACGGTTCTATCCACCAGTACGCTTGGTATCGTGGGCAGGACGAGTATGGTTCTCCGACCGTGACTCAGGTAAACAATATCAGTTGTCTGGGCTATGAGGATATCTACGGGCATAAGTACGACATGATGGACGGCGTAGATTTACCCAATGACAGCGCAAACCAGGGCAAGTGGCGTATCTGGATGCCGGACGGTACGACCCGTATGGTGAAAGGCAAGACCTCGAGCGACCAGTGGATAACGGGTGTCGCCCATGGCAAGTATATGGACGTGATACCAGTGGGAACCGCAAACGGTTCGTCCAGCACGTATTATTGCGATAAATACTACATATCTACCGCATCGAGCCGTGTGGTCTATCGCGGGTGCAACAATGCGAGTGCGCTTGGCGGCGTGTCGTATGCGTATGCGATTTACGATGCATCGTACTCGATCGCGAATGTCGGCTCCCGTCTGGCCTTCCGCGGTCGGATCGTCAAAGCGGAAAGCGTGGAAGCGTACAAGGCGATAGTCGAAAAGGCATGATCGAAAACGGGAGCGAAGCGACAAAACGTAAAGCGTTCTCGTTCCCGTTTGTGTGATCCGAAGCGAACGAAAACGGGCGTAAGCCCGTCGAAAATATAATATCAACAGTGTTTCCGCATGAAAAATAATACCTTTGTATTCCAAAGGGTGGCGTTTCCTTTAAGCCGTGTGGTTTTTCGTGGGTACAATAACTCGAATGCGAATGGTGGTGTGTCGTACGCGAATGCGAATAACGATGCCTCGAACTCGAACTCGAATATCGGTTCCCGTCTGAACAACAATCGAAGGAAATTAAAATCGGCGTACAACACCGGGGACTTGTCCCCACCGTGGAGCCGAGGGGAACAAGCCCCAGTAACAGCGGCCCGGAAGGGTTGGAAAACTGAGAAATCAAGCGTCGGGTAGAGTTTGGTAGGCCGCAAGGCTCGAAGAAGTCAGGCCCGGGAGATTGAAGGCCGTGTGGCCGTAATGTGATATGATATGCGTAGAGAAGGTTACATAATAGAAGAGATTATAGAACCGTCCAATATGGAGGATTCCTTTGATCAAGTCCTTCGCGGCACGAAAAGAAAGCGTAGCCGCCAAGGGCGTTACCTGCTTGCGCATAAGGAAGAGGTGTTGGATGAACTGACCGCATCGATCGCATCCGGAAGTTTCCGGGTGAAAGATTATCATGAACGGGATATAGTGGAAGGTGGTAAGTTACGGCGTATTCAGGTACTAAGCATGAGAGACCGTATCGCCGTACACGCTATCATGACCATCGTAGACAAGCGTTTGAGGAAACGGTTTATCCGAACCACTTCGGCCAGCATCAAAAAACGTGGCTCGCACGATCTGATGGCGTATATTCGCCGTGATATGAAAGAAGATCCGGAAGGCACGCGGTTCTGTTATAAGTTTGACATCAAGAAGTTCTACGAAAGCGTGAAACAAGATTTCGTGATGTATTGCGTGAACCGGATATTCAAGGACAGGAAGCTCATCGCCATGCTGGATAACTTTGTCCGGCTGATGCCTGAGGGTATCAGTATCGGCCTGAGGAGTTCGCAGGGGCTGGGCAATTTGTTGTTGTCTGTTTATTTAGATCATTTTTTGAAAGATAAGTACGGTATCCGTTATTACTACCGCTATTGTGATGACGGTGTCGTGCTCGGTAAAACGAAAGCGAAATTGTGGAAGATTCGTGATGTCGTCCACGGGTGTATAGAATCTATCGGTCTTCAAGTAAAGGGGAACGAACGTATATTTTCGGTGACGGAGGGTATCGATTTCTTGGGATACGTTATCTATCCCGATCGTGTGCTTTTAAGGAAGCGCATCAAAAAGAACTTTGCCCGGAAGATGCACGAGGTTAAATCGAGAAGGAGACGGCGTGAATTGGTGGCCAGTTTTTATGGTATGGCCAAGCACGCGGATTGTAATATGTTGTTTAAAAAATTAACAGGCAAAGAAATGAAAAGTTTTAAAGATTTGAACGTTTCCTATAAGCCGGAGGACGGCAAGAAACGTTTTCCCGGCACTGTGGTAAGCATCCGGGAACTGGTGAACCTTCCCATCATAGTGAAAGACTTTGAAACGGGAATCAAGACAGAACAGGGCGAGGACCGCTGTATCGTGAGTATCGAGCAGAATGGTGAGTCCAAGAAGTTTTTCACTAATTCGGAAGAAATGAAAAACATCCTTGCACAAGTGAGGGAAATGCCGGACGGTTTTCCGTTTGAGACAACGATAAAGACGGAAACGTTTGGAAAAGGTCGAACCAAATACGTATTTACATGAAACGAGTAGAAGGAAGTGCCGGTGTATCGCTGCTGGAATGCACGAACCCGGTGAAAGGAAAGTGGCGCATCCGCTGGGACGTGCAAAAGAAGGAAGACGGTTCCGCTTCTTACATGGAAGAGGAGTTCAACCATAAGCCGACCGACGAGGAGATACGGTCAACGGTTACGGCCTGGTATAACCGGGAGACTGACAAGGCCATCCTTTCCGGATTCACATACGAGGGTATTCCGGTATGGCTGTCCAGTGAGAACCAGTTCAACTACAAAGCCGCATACGATCTTGCCGTCCAAACGGGAGGGCAGAACCTACCTGTAACGTTCAAGCTGGGTGCGGATGATGAGCCGTATTACAGGACGTTTGAAACGGTCTCAGACCTTCAGGATTTCTACGTGAAAGCAATGAAGCACATACAAGACGCGTTGTCTAAAGGATGGAAGAAAAAGGACGCATTGGACTTGGCTTTGTATGAAGCCGGGTAATGGATGAATCCCTGCGGGGGAAGGGAGAGAAAAAAGCCCCCGGCCTGTTAAAAAGTAACGCCAATCACTTTTTTAAACATGAAACGCCAAACCGCGCGACCGGGGGCAAATGCCCTCTGTCACGGTTTGACGTTTTTTTTGTTGTTTAAAAAATGATTGGCACTGCAAAGATATAATTTTTTTGTTGTATGAAAGTGATTGAGATATTAAACTTTAACCGGGAGCTGCTGAAAAGGCTTCAGGCGGCCGGCATCCGTCTGGAAGATGCCCGGTATATTGACTTGTATGCGGATTATACCCGTCTGCTGGATCAGGGTGAGAAAGTTTCGTATGCAGTGGCTGTATTGTCCGAAAAGTATTCGGTGAGCGAGCGCAAGGTTTATGCCCTGGTGAAACGGTTTCAAAGCGACTGCAAGCCGCTTACAGTGTGAAGTATGTAATTCATGGCGGGTAGGAGGGAGGTTTCGCTATCTTTACTCGTGCAAAACAAAAAGAATCAGCCATGAACAAGTATTACATGATCCTGGACAAGATACTTGGCCGGGGAAAGACTCAAAGTAACAAGAAAGGAAACATTAGATACCTCCTGAACGAACAATTGTCCTTGTCCCCTTTGGACTTGCTGGACATATTCGAGGGGCATAATATTGCCCGCCGGAAACTTCGTGATGAGCTTCAATTGTTTATGAAGGGAGAGAGGTCGGTAGAGAAATACCGTGAAGCCGGTATAAACTGGTGGGATTATTGTGGAAGTATCCTTATAAATAGTTATCCGACCTATTTTGAGCGATTACCCTCTCTGATAGAGAAAATAAACCGGGAGAAACGTTGTAGTAAGAATTATGTGCTGTTTTTGGGTGAGACCGGTGCCGAAAGCAATCAAGTGCCATGCCTTAGCCTGGTGCAGTTCCAGATAGAAGATGACGGCCTGGTGCTGTCCGCTTACCAGCGCAGTTCCGATGCCAACCTGGGGCTCCCAGCCGACATATACCATTTGTACCTGATCGCACGGCAGATTGACCTGCCGTTGAAGTCGATCACCTTGAACCTGGGAAACGTGCACATTTACGAGAATAACATAGATAAAACGTGCCAGTTGCTGGCAGGGGAGGAAGGGGTCCGTTTTGATCTCAATGTATAAGAATCGCTGCAACTCTCGTGCAGCATGTTACGGCCGTTTTCTTTAGCCAATAGGGATAAAAAGGGGATTTTTGCAATCCTTTTTTTAAACTAGAAGCAAATGAGAAGACAGTATCTTTCAGCCCCTCTTCCTTTTCAGGGGCAAAAGCGAATGTTCGCAAAAGAATTTATCAAGGTGTTGAAACATTATCCGGATGACGCCGTGTTTGTAGACCTGTTCGGTGGTTCCGGTCTGTTGTCGCATATAACCAAGTGCCAAAAGCCTGATGCCACCGTTGTATATAATGACTTTGACAACTATCGACGTAGGTTGGAGAATATTCCACGCACCAATGCCTTGCTGGATAAGATTCGGGAGGTGGTGGCATCTGTTCCCCGTCAGAAAGTCCTACCTGAAAAAACAAAAGAAGCCATCCTGTTCCTGATAGAACAGGAAGAAAAAGAGCATGGTTACGTGGACTATATCACGCTTTCGACCTCCCTGCTCTTTTCCATGAAGTATGCCACTAATTTGGACGGATTGCGAAAAGAAACATTTTACAATACCGTGCGTAAATGTAACTATGATCTTTGCCTTGACTTTTTGGATGGGCTGGAGGTCGTTTCATGCGATTACAGGGAATTGTTCAGAAGGTACAAGGATGTCCCGAATGTCGTGTTCCTGATAGACCCGCCGTATCTTTCCACCGAGGTCGGCACCTATACAATGAACTGGGGGCTTTCCGATTATTTAGACGTGTTGCAGACACTCGTAGGCACGAACTATATTTATTTTACCTCCAACAAATCATCCATCATCGAGTTATGCGACTGGATGGGCAGGAACAATACCATAGGAAACCCGTTTACAGGCTGCGAGAAAGTGGAGTTTAATGCGCGCATGAATTATAATTCCTCCTATACAGACATCATGTTGTTTAAGAATGCGGACGAGACGGAATACAAAGAGGCAGCATAA